GCTTGATCTTACTTTCCAGTGAGTCTAGATCATACCTCATTACTGAGTCCTCATGTTAAAATTCATATTAAAAAATGGCGGAAGATGAAGGATTCGAACCCTCGATACCCGTGAAGGTATGCTTGATTTCAAGTCAAGTGCATTCAACCACTCTGCCAATCTTCCGTTATCGGTTTCTAGATTTGTATGTAGGTAGCTGTGAATCACAATTAGAACATACCAATCTCAAATTCTCTAATCTATTGTCATTATTGACACCATTAATATGATCAAGTATCAGTGGCATTTCTTTACCATTCCATATATTACTGATATCACAAATATCACACTTGGTAGTGTCTAATAGCTTTTGTTTATAGATTCTATTTTTTAACCTATGTCTTGCATAATTAGAACCTTCACTAAAAACATCTTCATCACTTCGTCTAATCGAAGCATGATATTCTGTAAGACCTATAGACTTTCCTTTGTTCCAAGGTTTGCATCCTTTTGGTTGTGGCATTCGTTGTTCTCCGTTTTCTTATATTTATAAGAATCGGTTTCTCGAACCAATGCATTCCGTTTGATAAATTGTAGATAATTATATCTTAGTTGTCTTCGTTTCCGTTCACAGTTGGACATACGAATTGCACTCCACCTCTTCTCACTAGTTCATTTTTAATTTTCTGTTTACGTTTTGGTAGTTGTCCTACCTTGTTATACAACTCAATTAACTCTGTTTTTGACTTAGTCTTAACATAATCGTGTGAGACAGATTTTTTCTTTGTCTCTCTATTAATTATTACTTGACTCTTCCCTATCTTTGTTGGCATTATTATTCCTCTCTATATCCATATAATGTTCAAAACTACATGTCACACCACAGAATAGATATAGAGGTCTTTTGTTAGGGTCTGTATGATACACTAGGTCTTCAACTGGAAATAACACTCCACAGTTTGCACACTTGTATCTTTGTTCCATCACTTTAGAATAAAGGCAGAAAACTCCTTCGATGCCTTAGGTTTTTCCTCTTCTTCGATGATCTCTATTGTTTCATCCATGTGTTCATTAAATTCTTCTAGTGCATCGTCCTCATTTTCGTTATCATAAGGTTCTGCACCAAACCATATTGCAAGAACATATCTCTCTCCTGCAAATATGGGTTCTACATAGTGAAAACGATGTTGTGAACCATTAAATCCAACCACCGTTCCAGCTCCACTAAAAATTGTATGTCCGTCTACCCATAGTCTACCACCCTCGAATGTGTCATTCAACATTACGATTGCAGTTGCACTATCGTCATCATCTGCCTTATCTTGATGAATAGGCATAAAGGTTCCCATAGGATAATGAATGATTTGTGCAAAGTTAACTCTAAAAAAGTCAGGGCCTTTGGGTAGATGATCTACGACCTTACTTATAATGTATTTGAAATCAGGGTTGTCTTCGTAAGAGAAATTATACAGAGTTCTTCCGTATTGGTCAACATACTTTAGTCGATTATTTTCTTCAGGGTTCTTTGCAACTGCAACTTCCCCGTATTGACCATTCTCTCCATCCTGTGTAGTCTCCACCTCAGTGAGTGGAGCTCTCTCAAATCGTTTGATGATTAATGAACAATCATCGACTGGAACTACTTCATCAAATACAAATAAATTTTTCATAATCTTCTCTAAAATTGTGGGTGTAGGAAATTCACTTGTGTGTATCTCCAACTGTCACCAGTGTATTTAGTGTAGTCTTCAATATATGCACCGTGAAGTCTATTGCCGGGAAATATCACACATCGATTAAACTTATGTTCGATGACTCTGTTAAGTGTAAATCGTTCTGCACATGGATAGAGAAGATTGACCTGTTCATCGTTGGATATCCAGTCTCCTTCGTATACGGCAGTCCCACCACTTTCTTCTTTGTCCAAGTATATGATCATGTTCAATGTAGAATGATGATCAGGTGTAAACAGTGAACTGTCTACGTGGGGGTAGTGTTGTAGTGTAGTGGAAAGACCATCTATAGCTTGGAAACAGTTGAACTCATACACTTGATCGTATGAGTATTGTCCTAACCACCAGTGTTCTCTACACATGTTTAGAATCTGTTCCATTCTTCCGATGTATTGACGAGTAGGATGACCTATCTTGTGAATAAGTCTACAGTCTCTATAGTCTATACCATTACGACTATTTCTTTCTGCATTGTATTTCCATAGTGGGTATCGTTGTTCTTTTAACCAAGTGTAGATGTCCTCTGCATTCTCATAGAGGTTATCGATGGTCATTACAAATCCATCGAACTGTGGTTCTAGTTTAGGGGAATGAACAAACAGTTCATCTAAATCAAAATACTTTTCCATACTACCTCATGAAATCATACGACAACTCTGTTCCAGTGTCAGTGTTATCAATCTCTTCTCTATGTTTTAAATTAAAGGATATTGCAATCCTCTCATAGTCATCACCCACCTTATCGTAATATGATGGAACACTATGTAGTATATATGATGGCCACAAAAGGAACTCACCGTCATTTGGATAAAACATCACCTCACCATGACTTGAAGGAACACCTATAGGTGTCATAGTCTTGTCATTAGAAGGTTGTGGTTTATCAACCGTTTGATGTCCAAAGTTTGCAAGAAGATTTGGATTCTGAAACTTAATTGGTTGTCCATCGTCAGGTCTTTTCACATAGTATGTTCCACTGATTAGAGAGTTAACATGATTATGTGTCTCGTGTTGATGTGGTTTGTTGTATACACTTATCCATGCAAACAAGTGTATGTCTGATCTCTTTAGATGATCTACCTGCTTTCCGAATGAACCATAGATAAATTTGATGTATGTGTCTTTGATGATATCAGAGAAGTCTTTGAACCATGGACTATTGTGCATCTTAGTTCTAATTTCGTCATCGAAATAGGTAGTGTAGTTTCTCTGTGTATCATTTGGATACTGAGTTTTTATAGTGTCTACGAATTTTCTACACTCTTGTGCAACATGATCATGATCTAGGGGAAGATAACCTCTAAGAAAAGGTATACTGAAAAGTCCTAACTCTTCTGCATCAGCTGGTCTAAAGTTAGTCTGTTGATTGTCCATTTGTTCTCACACCAATACCCATTCCTTGTTCTCCGTTAGGCATTGTTACATTACGATAATAGACTACAACTTCTCCAAGTTCTCTGATGTATCTACGAAGTTCTTGCATGTTCGATGACATCACTTCATAATCACCAATGGTAGTTGCAACAAATACAACTGACCCACCATTTTGTTTTTTCATCTCATCAAGGAAACGATCTAAGTAGGTATAACCTTCAGGCCAATCAGGATGTTCTCTATCTGCCTGATCACAATCTCTTGGTCTTGTTAGTCTATGAGTTCCATCTTCGTTGACAATATGATTGCCATCTTCATCAAGTGCCATGACTTGATTACAACGATTGATGATTCGTGCTTCTGATACCACATACCATTGTGGTTCAGTTAAGTTGATTGGACGAGGTAGGTTAGGTTGAATGATCTCAATCTGAACGGGTTTAGAAACAACCTCTATCTGTTTGGTTCCAAAAATAGAACAACCACTAATTAGGGTTGTTGCTAGTGCTAAGATTGCTAAGTTCTTGACTGTCATTTTCTATATCCTCAAAGACCTCTTTAGTTCCATTATTTAGGGTGGTCTCAACTAACCCAGGCCTTGCTTCTGCAAGTTGGTTCAAATTATGTCTACGAAAGATATCTAAGTATCTATTCATATCTTCTTCTATCTGTGCATTTCTAGACATCAATTGAGATAATGAACGACCCTGTCTCTCATAGGATTCTCTCATTGTCTCCATTGCTAATCGTTGTTCTGCTACGGCAGTTTCTAATTTTGCATTGTTCTCTACCAGTGTGGTTCTCTCATTCCATAGGAACCATGTAGATAAACCTAGTGCAAGTATAATTGCGATAAAAAACTGTTGCATTATAATTCCTCTATTTTATAATCCAGTCCAACAGATGATCTTATCTCAATCAATTTTTTATCCATATCACGAAATCTCAGATGATTAGGTTTCATTACAAAAACTTTGAGTGCAGTGTATTCGGATTTATAAACGTGAGCAGTATCACCTTGTCGGTAGACTGTAATTTTATAGTGTTTGGTGAATAGTGACTTCACCCATGATGTAAATTTCTTCATAACTTTATTTATGTGTATATAAAAACAAACTCACCTACTCCATCCAATACTCTTCAGTAGTGTTTCAGTGAGTTCTAGACTGGAATATTACTCGTCACAATCGTCATTTGGTCTTGAGTCCACTCTAGTGGAAGGGACGACTAATCCCCGTGATTCCACAGTCTTAAGCTTTTCTTAATTCTTTTAGTTTTGCAATAGTGTCTTTTGCATTAGTGTGTAGTATTCCGATACCACCTGCTTTTTCCCAACACTCGATGTTTCTCTTTCTGTCATCGATAAGGACACTACCAGTCTCTGCAAATGCAGCCTTTTGACTTCCCTTCATAGTGCAAGTCACAACCACACTAGGGTCAATGTATCTTCTAACCCATGCATTTTTGTCAAACACAACTAATTCTCTGTTGACCTTTCCTGCAGCAGTCAGGATTTCCCAAGGAAGTCCTGTGTGTCTGATGTATGCAATCAGATCATACATATCAGGTAGTGGTTTAAGGTTTCTGAAGAGTCTCTTGTTAGTTAACTCTTCTTTCCTCTCATCATATTCTACATGACCTTTATCGTCAGGAGTCAAAGGATAACCAATTAGTTCACTCACTCCACCAAGGAAGTCAGCTACGACTCCATCCATATCTACAAATATTCTTTTCACTTCTTTATTTCTTTTAAACATTCTCATTACTATACTAGTATAGTATAAAGTGAGGGTCATTGTCAAGGGTTTTTTTGATTTATTTTACCTGTAAAATCAATGATTTACAGTCATACTTCCCAAAACATGTGGTGTAGAAATTCCTCTTTTTTATAGGCTTCTCGTTCCCATGGTTGACGGGAATAGGGAATTCCCTCATGAGGTATGGTTTTCCAGTTTTTCATTTGAGGAGATAATTCTCCTTTTAGAAACTGTTTTGCATGGACTAGTTCATGTGCAAGGGTTAACATCATCTTTGACATATCTAGTCTACTACCAGTTAGGGGGTCAATTCGTCCAAGTTCAATGGTCACACCCTGTCGATCACCAAGACAATACCCATATGCATAATCTTCTAACACATTGGATATATGAATATCCACTGTAATGTTTCGTTTCATTCGGGGGTATAGGTAGTGTAGAACAGATTTTACATACTTCTCAATTCGTTTCTTTTCTGCAATACGACCTTTAAATGCAACATGTATGTTAGGAAGAAAACTCATCATCATATAACTCTCCACAATCATCGTCAATTTCTATACTGTCTGAACCACAAAAGGGACAATGCTCGATAAAGTAATGGTTTTCATCCATTTCATGTTCGATAATTGACTCACTTTTGCAACTTTCACAACAAATTTTTACTTTAATCATAGTTGGGAACATACTCCTCTGTAGTCTTTCCACTGTCAATCAGTATTTTTTTCCAAAGACTTTCAAAGGACTTCCGTTTCCCATCAAGGATTGCATAAGGAAGAGGATGTTTTGCATCCTTCTCACTAAAATCTAACCCAGCTGTGTAAACTCTAACTTCTTGAAACTCCCGATCAATCATATTGAAAAGGTGTTTCCATCGTTCACACACAACATCTTGTTTTGCTGGTGTTGGTAGATATAGTTTATATTCCCTCATTTCCTGTATATTATCTCAAAAAGTTGGGGTCATTGTCAACCCCCCTACTAAGTCATTGATTTTACTGGTAAAATCTCTAAGTTATTGATTTTACAGTGGTTTTTAAGTTATTGAAATTTAAGGTGTTTTTTTGAAGAACTCTACCAACTCAGTGTATCCACCGATCTTGACATCGTCCACGATGATTTGGGGGACACTTCTTGCAGTTGGGAATTCTTCTCTAAAATCACCCATTTCTACATCAGTTCCAATCAATAGGTATTGATATTCAATACCACGAGCTTCTAGGAAAGACTTTGCTCTGTCACAGTAAGGACAATCAGGTTTTCCATAAATTTTGATCATAATATCTCCATTATCTAATTAAATATATATTGTTTTTACAATTTGAAGTCTGCAAAAGTGTCATCTGACACGTCTTGTTTAATACCACCGATGACATATGATTCAATCTCAGTCTCTTGAGGTGCATTCTGTAGTCCTCTACTATTGAACCAGTGTTGTGTCCATGGTAAAGGGTTATTGGTTGAAGATATATCATAGATAGGATTGAGACCAATCATCTTTAACCTTTTGTTTGCAATGAACTCGATATAGTTTCCTAAGAGAGGAACACTTAGACCGATCATTGAACCTTTTTGAAAAAGAAACTCAGCCCATTCCTTTTCTTGATTGACTGCATCTTCATACATTGCATACACTTCTTTCTCACAATCCTTCATAACCTTGTTCATAAGTTTATCATTCTCATGGTTCTTATAACACTTGAGGATGTGTTGTGATATTGCAAGGTGTTGTGACTCATCTCTTGCAATCAGTGAGATGATCTTTGCACTACCTTCCATCAGTTTGAGTTCACCGAATCCAAACGAACATGCAAAGGATACGAAGAATCGTAGACCTTCTAGTATGTTGACTGATATCAATGCAAGGTATAGTGATTTATAGAGATCATAGTCTTCAACCTTTAGACCCGATAGTTTTCGTCTACCTAAGTCAATGAAGTGATCGTATTTCTCTGTCACCATCTCTGCACGTTTGATAATTGCAGGTTCGTCAAGTATGGTGTCGAACACATCACTAGGGTCTGCATACACATTCTTAATGATGTGTGTATAGGAACGACTATGAATAGTCTCCATGAAGTCCCATGTGATAATACAAGACTCAAGTTCAGGTAGGGACACGAATGGTAAGAATGCTATGGATGGTGCCCTTCCCTGAACTGAGTCTAAAAGTGTCTGATATCTCAGATTTGATGTAAAGATGTGTTTCTGTGCATCATTCAATGTCTGATAATCAGATCGATCTTTCTGTAGTGACACTTCTTCAGGTCTCCAAAAGAAACCCAATTGAGTCTGTGTGAGTTTGTCAAATATAGGATATTTGAACTCATCAAATCTCTGAGTGTTTAGTTCTTCACCAAAAAATATCTTCTGTTTGGTAAAATCAACCTTCTTCTTGTTGAATACTGTCATTATTTTCCTTAAATTTTACATTGTCATAATAGTTGCAGGTGGATTGGAGAAACTTCCTAGACTCCTCATTACCACTTTGAGCATGACCACAAATTTCATCCCATTTACTCATGAACTTTCTAAATTGTAATTTCTTTTGAGAGTTCTGAAAACTCTCATCATCTGTTGCATATCTATTGGGACGACCATCATAATCCAATACAGATGCATACTGATTACCATAATCAGAATTTGGAAACCCATCTACCTGAACAGGCATACTGCATTCAGGCCAACCTTTGAGTCTTGTGTGTTCATTATAGAAGTGTAAAAATATATGTTTACTATAGTCTCCCACTAATGCATCTCTCCAATGAACAACATTAGGGCCTTGATATACCAATATATCACCAGGCTCCAATCTAATTCCATGTGCATTATTTCTTCTTCTGACAGGTTGATCTTGTGAAATAGTTTTTGCCTCTTCCATATTTTCACCCAAGTAGTTCTTATCGTTTTGCACCCAAATTGTCCATGGTGTGTTGTCATCAGTTTTATAGTCCATAACTGTGGTGACACTTATCTCACATGATGGTCTATCGTAGTGTGCATTCAATACTGCATTTCTTTTATACTTTCTAGTATACGAATAGGTTTCCTTTAGGGGTAGAGCAATATGATTTCTCAACTCTTTCATCAACCAGTGATGTAGTGCAACAGCTGGTGGGAAACAATATGCACCATGTGAAGAAAACTTTTGTGCATCAGGTGTGTTAAAGGTTGTCTCTTCTTCAGGGTCACCAAAATAAAACTCATTTGATGCAGGGTGTTGTTCCATTACCTTCCATGTATCATTTACAAATTGTAAGAGGTCTTGTGGAATAATATTTCTAATAACCACATATCTGTTTTCTATAAACTTACGAGTAGTCTCATTCATGAATCCTGAGTAGTCTACTCCATTCATATCGACCTTTACTCTTTGATCATATTGCGCAAGCTTCACACTCATCTTCGTCCTCATATTTTGACATTACATTTGCTGCATCATCTACTGCACTAGGTAAGTCTTCTACCACATCTTCTTTCTTACCATCCATAGTGTTCTGATAATAAGATGTTTTCCAACCATACTTGTATGTTGTGAGTAGGTCTCTTGCCATAACAGAAACAGGAACCTCTCCGTTTTCATAGTTCTCAGGATTATACGACCAGTTACCACTGATTGCCTGATCAAAGAACTTCTGCATTACAGATACAATGTTTATATATCCTTCATTAGAGGGCATATCCCATAATAGGGTGTAGTGGTTCTTTAGGTGTTGGTATTGTGGAACCACTTGTTTCAGTGTTCCTTTCTTACTCTTCTTAACTGACAGATAGTCTCTAGGGGGTTCAATACCATTCGTTGCATTAGAGACAACTGAGGAACTCTCAGAGGGCATCTGTGCAGATAATGTAGAGTGTCTCAATCCGTGTGTTAGAATCTCTGCTCTTAGTTTTTCCCAATCTAACTTATACTCAGGTGCAACTAATTCGTCTACTTCTTTCTTGTATGTGTCAATAGGTAGAATACCATCAGAGTATTTTGTTCCACCAAATCCTAAACATGCACCCTTCTCTTTTGCAATTTGAACGGATGCCTTCAATAGATAATACTGAAATGCTTCTGTTAGTTCATGCACAAGTTTAAGTGACTCTTTGTCACCATACTTAACCTTGTTCTTTGCAAGGAAATGTGCAAGACCAATGTATCCAATACCTAATGATCTTCGTGACTCTGTAGATAGTTTTGCAGCTACAACAGGATATTCTTGGTGGTCAATTAGTTCTTCTAATCCACGAACTGCAAGATCACACAGAGTTTCCATCTCGTCCTTCTTCACAATACCTACATTGATTGCACTTAAAATACAAAGTGCAATCTCACCTTCTCCATCAATATGTTGGATTGGGTCTGTTGGTAGTGTTATCTCTTGACAAAGATTACTCATGTTCACTTTGTCTTTGAAACTACTGTGTGAGTTGCAGTGATCAAGATTCATAATATAGATACGACCAGTCTCGGCTCTTTCTTTTAATAAATCTGTAATTAGTTCTCTTGCACTTACCTTCTTCTTAGGTATGGACGTTGCACGTTCATACTTCTCATAGAGTGCATCAAACTCAGGTGTTCCAAATGCATCATATAAGCCTGGAACATTGTGAGGTGAGAATAATGTGATCTCTCCATTATTCAAGAACCTCTCATAAAAAATCTTTGAGAACTGAATAGAATAGTCTAACTTTCTGACTCTGTTGTCTTCAGTTCCCTTGTTGTTTTTGAGGACAATGATGTCCTCGATTTCTTGGTGCCATATTGGGAAGTGAACAGTTGCACTTCCACCCCTTACACCATTTTGAGTGCAACATCTAACTGTTGACTCAAATTTTTTGAGGAACGGTATAACTCCAGTATGTTGCACCTCACCCCCTCTAATTCTCGAACCAAGTCCTCTAATTCTTCCTGCGTTAATTCCAATACCTGCCCTTTGTGCAACGTATTTTCCGATAGCTGTGTCACTTGAGAAGATACTGTCGAGAGTGTCGTCTGAATCAACAAGGACACAACTTGCAAACTGTCTAAGTGGAGTCCTAACTCCAGCCATGATTGGAGTTGGGATGTTGATTTTAAATTGAGAGATTGCATCATAATACCTTTTTACATATCCTAGTCTGTCGTTAGTATAATTCTTAAACAATGTCATTGCAATTAACATATACATGAACTGTGGAGTTTCGTATAATACTCCATTTGATCTATCTTGCACTAAGTATTTGTCTACGATCTGTTGTAGACCTGCATAAGTGAAGTCATAGTCTCTACCATGTTTGATATAACTGTCAATGGTTTCTATATCTTCCTTGTTATACCAAGAGAGAATGTCCTTATCATACACTCCGTATTCAATGTTACGTTCAATGATTTCATACAGTGGTGGATAGATTTGTGAGTCTTTCCATTTTGTGTTAAACACTTGTTTCTGAATTGCAAACAATAAGAGTCTTGATGCAACAAATTGATAATTGGGGTGTTCTAGTGTGATCAAATCACTTGCAGACTTGATCAAAATCTTTTGAATTTCTTGTGTAGTAATACCATCATAAAACTGTAGACCACTATTCATTTCCACTAATGATTCTGAAACACCTGCAAGTTCCTTACAAGCTTTCATTACCATCTTGTGAATCTTATCTAAATCAATATCTACTCTTGTTCCATCCGACTTAATGACTTTCATGTCGATACTACTCATACCTTTTTATACTCCATAAACTTTAACTTTGCAGAGAGACCACTATAACTATTATTATCCACAATATCTGTAATGGTTTCAGGTGATAACCCACCATTGACCATATCATTTATGTCTTTGAAACCTGACACTCTCATGTCATTCCACAAACAAACAGTCCATCCCAAATCAATCACTTCTTCTATCTTTTTGAGGATTTCTGTGTTTCGGGGTTCGTTGTCATAAATGAGTATTGCGTTCTCTTTTAAATTTTTATCAATCTTTTTGAAATCACTACCACCCACTGCAATAGAGTTTGGTAGGAATAAACTATCTATTGGCCCCTCTGTGACGTAGATAGTTTTTGATTTGTCCACTGTGTTTAGGTTATAGATGAGTGGAACGTCATCTAGAAATCTCATGGTTAAATATCTCAGAGGTGAATCGTTGATTGCACGACCTGAGATACCAATCAATTCCCCTTTCTCATTCAAAAAAGGTATAATTATCCTAGGGTCATTACCTAGAACTCTATCTCTATATTTTGGGTCTAACAGAGATAAAGATTGTGCATTTTCTACATACCACAATGTTTTGATAACTTCGTCAGGTATGTGTCTTTTTTGTAGATACTCTCTACTTGCAATTTTATCATATGCACCAAAGCACATTGCCTTGAGATTCTCTACAGACTTATTTAGTGATTCTGTTTTTGGAGTGAACTTGAATGCATTAGCCGAAGGCATTCTTGTTCCACTTTTAGGTTTCCTTCCACTCTCAGTCAACCACTCCTTCACATAATCTTTATGTAGTGAGGGAAAGTGGTCTTTTAAAAAGTTGATACTGGAAGTCGATTTACCACAGTTATGACACTTGTAGATAAATGATTGTTCTACGACAAAGTGATATCCACGTGCCTTATACGTGTTCTTAGACGAATCTCCACAGTAAAGACACCTGTGATTCAGGGTATTGTCGTTTTTCCATTTGGCCATATCCAATGAAGGAACGACCATGGATAAGAATTTTCTTTCCAACCATAGCATGTTTACATTATACTATGGTTAGAATAGAAATACTAGTGGTTTTTTAAGAAAGGTTGTTTTCTTTAATGATGTTCTCAAGTGTTGAACAAGCTTCTACCCACTTTGCATGAGTCTCAGTAAACTCGTTCTGATGTTCTTCTGATATCTCATCGAAGTTCTCAGGTTTCTGAGGTTCATTAGCTTTGTAGAATGCAAGTTTCTCAACTTTAGACATTGTATTCATATCAGGTAAATCTGACATAGTTTTCTCCTATTATTCTGATGGTGCAGGATGGCCACCGTTTGCAACGGCAACTTCCCATGCAGCTACATCGGTATCCCATTGTGCTTTTGAAGTGTCGTAGGAAACTTTGCCTGGATGGTCTGCGGCCATAGTGTCATAACCTTCAGGTTTGACTGGAGCACCGTCTGTTTTCATCCATGCAAGTCTATCTGCATCACTCATTGCTGAAAGGTCTGTTAAATCTGGCATGTTGTTCTCCTAAAAAAGTATATACTTATTTATTTTTTCTGAAGTCTGCAACCCTATCTTTTGGGACTTGAATTACGTATCTATTTTCAACCATTGCAGGCTTCGGTTCTCTAGGTCTAGGGTTTGCAATTAAACCTGTTGCACTTATCAATAAAAGAACTGCAAGGGGGTCAAATACAAAAATTAGTGCATAGATCACCCATCGTGTTGCATTATCTAAGTAGTCACGTGCATTATCTTGTCCGTAGATTACTTCTGCAACATATTTGATCGGGCCGATCTCTGCATCCTGTTCCAGTTGTCTTCGTTGTATAGGTAGTTTATCTTCGTTGAGACGAACTATCTCTGCAACTATTCCATCTATCTCATTATTTATCTCTCTACGTTCTTCAGTTTGTTGTCTATTGATATAGTTTCTGTCTTGTGGTCTTCCAGTCTCTACCACCAAGTCTAATCCTTCTAGTCTTTGATTGAGTCTGTCTAAGTTATTCTGTTGTGCATTGATACGAGTATCGATAATAGAGAGTTCTAGGTTGTTACCATCACCGACAAGTGTAGTCTCTATGTTTGCCTTGGATAGATACCCAAAGATACCCAATGATGTAATTAACATCAACACACCTACTGATGTGACTAGGTAGTATTTGAGGTAGTTCAAATCCTTCCACCTTAAGTGTAAAAGAACGGCAGTGACTAGTTTACCAAACTCAAGTGTTCCTGCCATGATGATAACACCCAAATATGCACCTGCAAATATAGTTGCAAGACCAATGACTGAAAAGTATGCTGCTATTCCTGCAACTGCAAGGGATGTTATTAATGCAAGGTAAGACAAAAATGTATTCATAATTTATTTTCTACGAGAAAGCATTCCAAACACAAGATTAGGTGTGTGCATTTTCTTTCTCTTAACAATAGGAACATTAGTAGAAACTGCAGCTCCTGTTGCATTCACTGGTGCATCCTCATTTACATCATCTTTTAAAAATTCCATCAGTGTATCTGCAATGATATATGCAGATATTTTATCTGAGGGAAAATGAACTCCTGCATTGATTCTACCTTCTGCACTCATATCTGCTGCTTTAAGAAGGTGTTTCTTATGTTCAGGATATTTCTCTCCATAGTAGTTTGCAACTACTCTAGCTTGTAGTGCATGATTTGAAGGATAAGATGGAGAATCAACAGTTTCAAATTTCTCTGAACCTACGTCTATTCCTAATGCCTTTGCAAGTTGGAAAGGTCTAGGTCTATTGAATTTGTTTTTAAAATATCTACCAACATGTCTTGAACCATCGATGATCTTTTTCATGTCTTCTTCAGACCACTCTAAGTCGTTTTCATCTAGATAGGCTTTGATGTAGTAGTTGGTGTCTTCGTCTGTATTGATATAGATTTTTTTATCTGTATCAGTCAACATTTCTCGTATTTTCTTAATCTCTTCTAGTTCGTTAAGTGTCTGACGAGAGTCATTCTTAGGTGGTGGTGGGACATCCATTCCCATCCAACCGTCATCAAATACACGATCTGTTTCACTCTTTTCGAATTTCTTTTTAGGGTCTTTATCAAAAACAAGTGCATTGATATTTTGTATTGCTTCAATAAACATCATCAGAAGTTACCAATATTCTTTTGTCTTCGATAAATCCAACATAAAGTGGGATACCGAAAATCTTACTATGTTCTGCAACTAAGTCTAGTGAACTCTTAGCTTGAAAATATTCATCACCCTGTTCAACTGATTGTCTGAGTCTATATTTCTTTCCAACTGAAAGACTACTCATTTGAACACATTCACTGATTTGTTCAGGTTGCATTAAGTCATTTTCTTTTAGATAGTGATAAAACTTCTCACACAAGTCTTCCATTTGTTCTGAATCAATCTTTGATTCTTCCTTAAGAAGTGCAAGTGCAACTGCGTATGATGCAAATGCAGTCTTACCAAATGGAACTTTGTTGATTAGTCTTTTTAGATTGAACACTAATCTGTGGAGTAGTGTCATAGATGCCTTTTCTTCAGATGTAGAAGGGTCATTGGGGACAAACAAATTAGGATTGTCCTCTCTTGGTTTTGATTTGATTCTCTTCCCCTCTTTATCGATAAACCCAAATTCAAAGGCTTTTTGTTTTTCCCAAGGTGTCGTTAACAACTTGAGGATACGGAAGACTATTAAGCTATCTATGATTCTCATATTACTATTTATGTCAAAAGAATGGTGGAGCATATCAGATTCAAACTGATGACCTTCCGCGTGCAAGGCGGACGCTCTACTCAACTGAGCTAATGCCCCAATAATTGCAAAACTTCTTCTTTATGTTTACTGTGAAACATTTCATGGTGATTAGGACATAAAGGAACTAAGTTCTCAGGTCTGTTATCACTATGATCTTCATTCATGTGATGAACAACCACAATCTTATCGAATCCACAGATAACACATTCCTTTTTATGGTGTTGAAAACATATGGTTCTGTAGTTAGTTGCATTATTATCCCAATAGTCTTGACGATTATTTGCACAACTTCTACTACAAAATTTAGAGTTCTTTACTGTTTTTGTTTTCTCTCTACCGAATATTGTGTATTCAGTTCCACACCTTATACATTCTTTGATATGGTTTTTTTCTTCACCATATCTTCTATCTGTAGCTTCTCTAAGTTTTTGTTTGTATTCTTCTGTATGGTATTTTCCGTTATTCATACAGATATTTATAAAAATGCAAAGTTCAATAACTCCCAACTCTAAAGGTGGTGCTGGTTGACGGTTATGCTCCGCCTTCTAGGGGTTACAAATCCCTTGTTTTACTGATTAAACTAAACCAGCAATTATAATTCTCTTAACCTTTGTGCAAGTTTTTCATCAATTGGAATTTCAATTCTCCAATTTTCTTCAACATACCCTAGGTATAATAACATAGTTTTAAGTGAATTCCAATAGGTTTTTTCTTTAATCTTGAAGTCTAACATTCTCATGCAGGGTTCAAAACCAAAGACATTGAAAAGACATATGACATGGTTCAACATGAGACGTTCTCTCATTTCCCCATTCTCATGATATCTGTGTAGTAGTCTTTTCAGGTATCGAAACCTCTTCAAGTCTTCTTGAAAATCCTCAATGTCTGTGCATTGAGGGTCATCATAGTTCTGAAGAGCAAATGCCTGAAAGTTTTTGGATGTTAATTTATCAAATAATCCCATAATGTAGAAGTATGTAGGTATACAAAAAGACACCCTAAAAGGGTGTCTCTGTATACTAGTCTAATGAACCGAAAACTTTATAAGTTCCAGTGTCTAATTTTTCGAATCTAATTGCAAGATTATATTCTTTAACTTCATTGTCTAATTCATCGTGTGGTGTGTCAACTGACTTACCAATGATATTCCCATATCTTGTCATAGGGATATCAAAACTACCTTCTTCACTTAACCCATCAAATTCAACTGCACTGTGATCTAATTCTAAACCTAACAATGCAAGTTTAGCTTCCATCTGTGCAATAGCAGCTCTAGGATTTAAGAACTCTACTGATGCAGTGTGTCCTAAAACAGCATTGATTGCAGATACAACCTGTGGGTCATCTAAATCATGAGGTATATGTTCTGATGACAAACCTGAAGTTTGGAAAACACCAACATTTTCATTTATAAAATCTTTAAATTTTTTCATAATTTTTTCCTATGCTTTTTGTGCAACTGGTGTTCCAAAAACAGCAGCTCCTGAGTCTACAAATATTTCATCTGTGACATTTTTTTCAATATCCATAGATTGACCTGCACCAAGATGTATACTCCCTACTAGTGCAGCTGCACTTGTTTCTACAGATATAACATGAAAAGTTGTATCTGCGTTGAATACTCTAACTAATGATGCATTGCCAAAGTTACTACCATTGGTAGAACCAGCTTGGATTGCTTCATGTCCAGCTAATAATTTATATCTCATGATTAATCTCTATTAACTGTCAGCTAATACTGCATCGTCATCAACATCAGGTGTTAGTGGGTCTGAGTCGTCATCGTAGTCAGCAACGTCAGCTCCCATAGAACCTGATGACATTGCAACCAATGTTTCCCATCTTGTTCTAGAACCAACGACTGTTCTCAATAACCATCCCTCTGATACAACACCACTGTTTGCATTTGCAGTTACTTCAGCATTGTCAACACCATAGCATTCGACTTTCTCAGCGTCTGTTAACCATTTTGGTTTGGAAGCTTCGTTATCTAATAATCCCCAAAGTGCCATGTTTTTCTCCTATTAATTGTTTACGACTTTTAATATAGCATCAAAAGTCTTTTTAAATGAACTTGCGTCTTTCTGTAAAAGTCTAAGGTATTTATCACGAATAGGTGCCTTAACAGACAACAATGCATCTTTTACTTTCACTGCATCTGCAGCTTTGACTTTAGTCTTTTTCATATCGTCTGTTCTAACTTCTGTGTCCTTTCCAGTATCTTCTATACTTTTAAGTTGCATTAGAACATTTGCATCAGGTCGAAGTTGAGTTCCCCTAGCTGTTGATGCAAATGCATCTAGGGCTCTTTGAATAACTTCATCTTCTTGTGCCTCGGAGTATTTACCCCCAGCCATCGTAGAAATCTTTACAAGTTTCTGTCTTAAATCTTTTTCGTCTTTTGCCTGTGCAACTGCACGTGCAATCTTAATATTACCTGCATCAGACATCATTGCAAAGTCAGCAGTCTTTTCCATGACTTTCTTAACTTTGGCAGTCTCTTGTTTGATGTATCCAAGTTTCTTTATCTTCTCTTTGAAGACTTTGAATCTTGCATCAGCTGTTAAGACTTTTTCTACTGACATTACTTTAAATCTTTAGTCAACATCTTGTCAATCTGAGGTGTTGACGTATCCTTTTCTGTTGGGTCACCGTATGATGATCTACCAACTACTGTTCTTAAAAAATCATTGACTGCTTTCTTTGCACCTTTGAGTCTAACATGTTTACCCATCATTGATGCTTTGAGCCCGAATCTTCTTGCATTTTTAACTATTTCTAATGCATGTTTGTTTTGGTCTGAAGCATTTGGTAATTTGTTTCGTGGGTCAACTGTAAGGTTTGAGACTTCTTCGTCTAACCACATCTCTGCAAGTCTCTTATATACATTCATAATTGACTCGTTATATGGGTATCCTTTACCTTTTAGAGGTTCGTCTTTCTCTTTCTTTGCAATTGCAATTGCAGCCTGTTGTGCAGGGTTAACTGCTTCAGATGGGTCTTTATCTAATTTAATACGAACCATTTTGAGACCTGTAGGTTTAAGATTTCCTTTACCTCTTTTCATCTCTTGCACCTCATCTTTAAGGTTTGTGTTGTTATACCATGATTCGGGTGCAGATATAATCTGATATGTTGAACTAAATCCAACTTTCCATGGTTCTAAGTGTTTTTTAATAAGGTCTCTTAAATCAAATTTGGGGTCAGGATTTTGTTCGTATTTGTATAAATCGTCAAACAATCCATCGTCTCCAAAAAGACTGTATATATCTTTTGCAAGTTTCTTTGCATTAGCTGAGGTTGCAGGCATTTTACTCTGCATAAACCCTCTATTAAGGTTATATAGTTTTCTATAGGAATCGGGGACTGCCCATGTTCCTTCTACAATAACTTCTTCTTTCTGAACTTCGTCTGTCATCCAACCATCCCACTTACCACCTTTGACTTGCATGGATTTTAGTAGGTCAGATAATTTAACTTTCTTTAGATCGTCTACAAACTTCTTGATGTTATTTCTATATGCATCTTTCATTTGTTTGTAGTTTTTGGTATCTACTTTTGCATGAAACTTTTTAAGAATTTCTTTGTCTTTTGCACTTGCAGCCCAAACATTAGGAAAATCTCTACGGATAATTGAATCATCAAGTTTACCTTCTGTAACTACTTCTTCGTTTGCATATTGTAATGCTTTTTGAACTTCTTTTGTTTTAAGAATTTTACTACCATAGAACTTTTCGATTTCTTTACGTGCAATCGTATCTGCACCACTAAGATCAAGTGCAACTTCTACTGCTTTCTTGAGTTGTGGGTCTGAAACTTTATTCTTTCTAAAATAAGAAGCAACTTCTGGCCCAGTAAGTTTCATTTTACCATATGGCCCTAATGGATTTACTTTACCGTCTTTGTCTAAAATTTGTTTTGCTTCTTGAAAGATGTTCATTTAGTCTGACTCCTTTTCTCCTTTCCAGTTCTTATCGATATAATCGTAGAACTCTTTTTCCTTGTCTCCTGACAATTCTTTAGGTGAAGTCACACCAAACTTTTTCAATGCAGACTGAAAAAACTTCTGATATTCTGTTGTCTCTTTGTAGATTTTAGCTGCTGCTTCAACTAAACCCTTTGGTAAGTCTTTGATACTCATTGTTCTAATTGTCCTTTTTCAAAATATGCAAACATTTTTTGTTTACCTTCTTCGTTGAGTTTTAGTTGTTTAGCAAGACGACCTAACATGTTTCTTTCAACAAGTTTTTCGGTTGTTCTTTCTACTGATTCTTTTACTGAATTGGAAGATAGGTCATGTATTTTCTGTTCAACTATACTGACTTGTTCAAGTAAGTTTTTTCTTAAAGACTCAAGTGTCTCTAAAGTCTCTTCTTCAACGACATCAGTTGTTTGACCGTCAACATCAGGGTCTATATCGTGTAGTAGGTCTTCGATCTCCTCGTTAAGAATATCGTCTGCTGTTTTTTCAACAGAGCCTTCCTTTCTTTGAACGAAGCTTCTGACTTCTTCTAACTTCTCTTTCCAGTTTTCTGATTTGTAACTCATAGTAGTATTATTTATAATATTTGTCTGTCTAATTTTACAGGTTGATAGTCTTCTTCTATACGAACTACTAATTTACCTGTTCCTTTCAATAATCGATGGAAAGTTTCTCCTATTATGGAGTATTTTTTACCCTGAACCAACTCAATAGGTAGTTCATCATCAATTTGTAGCTTCCAACCGTTACTTTGTAGAACACTTACTGTCCTACTTTTTCGGTCTCTATGCCACACCAACTCTTCAGTTTCTAGAGAATCGTCAAATGTTCTAATTATATAGTGACGATCTGTTCCGTGTTTTTCAAAAACTTCTTCTGTATAGGGCTTAGTCATCTAAATTAGGATAAAAGTTGTCTGTTTTTTCGTTATAACCGTAATATCCCACACTATTCGGATTGGGGTCTTTTTTAACCTCTAAATGTTCCGAATCAATCGGATAAACTCCTTCCACAAAATTTTCTGCAGCTGATTCTGCATATGATTCAGAATGATTATGTAATGGTAAATATGCCATCCATCCGTCATCCTTGAACATCTCTACTTCCCATCCTTTTGATGAGTCATAGATTACATGAGCTCTTCGATCACCATTCCAGTATTCGTGGAAAATTTCTCTTCTTTGTAATGTTTTTTTCATAATATACTACCAATAGAATGACCCACCACCTGAAAGTCCCAACTGCTTGGCGTAATAAGGAAGTCTACACGCCCAGTAGGATGCTTTTGTTTTATCCTTCTGTTGATCACATTTGTGTCTAGCAGCAAATGATTTTCTTGCTTCAGGGTCACTGATTTTCACTTTGAGACCTGTTGTGTCTCCCCAAGAAACTTTTTTGATATTACCTGTTGAAGGGTCTTTAACATACACATAGTATTTCTTTGACCCACCCACTTTAGGTTTGTTAAGTTCCACATCTTTCTCTTCCATCATCATAGGACAGTCTAGTGGAACAATCTCACCCTCATACACTTCAAACTCACCGATATCTGTTTCAAGTATTTGTTTATCTACTTCAGTAAGTGTGTATCGTCCTTCGTTGACTAATCTTTTTGCTTCTCTGATGATTTCAAAATACATCATTGACCCCAATCTAAATGGGTTATCTAGTATGTTAGTCTTTGATTCTTGAAGGTCAAGGATGACTTGATCAATTGTAACTTCTTTTAAAGTTTTCATTATAAGTATGTATTGTTGACTAAAATAAGGTTAAATGAACCTGCGGCGACTACACCACCTGTTGCTGCTATTGCACGTAAATCTATATCTGCTTTTTCTGTAATTTTCAATGGTATATCAAACTTTTTGATGTATTGATTACCATATGCAGAACCTGCTTGATGTATTCTAAAGACATTACCAAATGGTCTACAATATAAATCTATTTCTAATTCTGCGTTTTTTGGTGATGAGAATTCCACATCTGTGAGGAATGCAGTATGACCTACAGGAACGGTATAAACACTCATAAGTGTTTGGTTATTACCTATAAGAATCTTTGCAACAACTGTTCCTGTTCCTGAACCATAGTGTGCAGAAATATCACCAGCAAAATCTGTTGAACTTGCATTATACATTCTGAATATTCTTCTGTATGTGTTTTGTGATGCGACTGCTGTTGTCCCTGTAAGTGTAATTGTTTCTGAAGTAAGAACCCAATCTTGATTTAGACCTTGTATGAAAACATCTTGTGTGTCTGTTGTAGTTGATTTGAGGTATACATTGTCTGCACCACTATCCCATGTAGACCATGGGTATAAACTTGAACCATCCCATATAGTTTCTTCACTACCATTTGCAAGGTCAGGGTTTTTACCAAATTTATGAACCGATGAATATCCTTGAACATCACCGTTTGCAATAGGGACATTAGAAGCAGCACCAAATGTATTGATGATGTTTCCGTCTTTATCTGCAAGACCAACTACTTCAAAAAGTGTTGTATGCTGATTAAGATAACTCTGACTATCTTTATTCCACTGTGCCATGGTTCTCTACTTCTTCTCAGTTACTTTAATTGCTTCGTTGTATGGATAACCTTTCAAAGGATTTACGAACACTTGATTGAAGTGTTTCTTTGCACCTTCCTTTTTATTTTTTTGATTTTCTCTGATGAATGCTTCTACTTTCTGGCCAGGAGTGTCACACTGATATGCATCTCTAATTGCATCAGTTCCTTGTTCCCAAACACCATTGTTATATTTGTTACCTGCCATTACTTATTCCTCTCGTTATAAGCTGCAACTGCCATCTTAATGATCTTGTCTTTTGTCTTACCCTTAAATTGAGGTGCATCTGACTTTAGAAAATCATCAATATAGTCTTGTTGTGTTGCATCTTTGTCCAATACTTCTGTTCTGAGTCTTGGTTCTGTTCTGTTATATTTCTGAGTTACAATTGAAAGATTACTTTTATCATTATTGAGGGGATTGTTATCCTTATGATGAACATCCTTTCCCTTTATATCTTTATTGTTCTTCATCAATCTACGTGCTTCATTTCTTTTTGCACGTCTTTTAATTTGCTCGGGTCTAGAATGGTAGTTTTCGTATTCTTTTTTGTAGTCTCTTTCCTCTTCTACTTCTTCTGATTTACCTGAATGTTGTTTCCATAGGTCTGCATCAGCGGTAGTTCTTGTCTTACCACCTGTGATAAAGGAATTAACTCTTGCATGTCCCCATTGCTCAGGGGTAGTCCCAGGCCTATGACCCGTTCTCCATGCAGCTACTCCTCTCTTATAGACTTGTTTTAGTATACCGACTGCAATACCTGACTTCTGTGCTTTATCTTCTAAAGACTTATCTGCATCTCCTTCCTCTAACTCACTCAAGTGTGTAGAGTCTTCTACATCGGGTAGTGTATCAAGTGTATCTAAAAGAGACTCCATTGCCTTTTCTCTTTCTTTCTCTGCAGCTTTTCTTTCTGCATCTCTTTGTTTCTGAAGAGTCTCGTTTTCTTTTTCGACAGTGTCTTTATCTTTCTGTGTTTCAGTCTGTCTCTCGTGTCTATCTTTGAGTGCTTCTAACTCATCTGCTTGTTTGTCTTTGAGTCTTTCTAATTCGTCTGCTTGTTTTGCCTTAAGTTTGGCAGCTGCCTGTGCATCTTCACCAAACATCTTTTTGAATTTCTTAGTGTGTTGTGAGGGCTTAGTCTTTGCAGTTGCATCACCTGGCGCAGGTTTGTATGCAGAAGGGTCATTGTCGTCCTTCTCTGCACCCTTTTCAAAGTGTCTTGCACGATCTTGTTTAGTAGACTTTGCCATCTCATCTCCCTCTGCATCCTTACCATAGTATTTTGCAGGTTGAGTTCCGTCTCTGTCATCAATATCTTTATCTTGCTTGACTTTCTTCTCGAGCAATCTTTGTATTCTTAATTTATCTAAAAAGTTCATAATACTATTTATTCATTCCATGCTTCTTCAATAATAATTCGTGTTCTCTCCATGCATTTGCAATTTTATTAGATGGGAACCTAGATGTCCAAGTTAACATTTTACCATAGAGTGCAGATGACTTTTGTTCTAATGCCTTTTTGTCATCATCGTTTCTAATCTCAACAAAGTCTCTACCAAATAATCTCTTAAAATCGTTTGCATTTTTTTGAGCTGCTTCCCAATCTGATTGAACAATTTCAGGGGGTAGTTTACGAGCTCTCTCTGCATTTCTTTCTTGTGCAAACTCAAGTGATGTGTTTACATATATCATCTTGTATTCATAACCAACTTTATCTAACAACTCTTTATATTTGATAATCTTTTCTTTCTTTGCAGCTGTAGTGTCAAAGATCAATCCAAGTCTACCATCAATATATGAATCCATGGCAATACCTGTGACTCTCTTTGCATTTGCTCTGATAGGGTCTACCTTTGAGAAGTCTGCACCTCTAAGATCAAGTGTCATTCCTGCCTTTTTAAGTCCGTGTTCAAATGCAGAATCAGTATTGACATTCTTTAATCCAAGTGCTTTAAGGTTCAATTGTTTGACCACAGTGGACTTACCACTACCTGGCCCACCCATAAGGAATACTGCTTTGAATACGCCTGGGTCATAAACACCTTCTTGTATGAGGTCTTCAATCATGTAGTCGGGAAGTTCATTCTCAATGAGTTTCATTCCCTTACGAATTGCTTTGTAGAGACCTTCTGCATCTGATTTGTTTTTAGTAGGAACACCTTCTCTAAATGATTCAAAGTCTCCCTTCTCTGCAAACATTCTCATTTTAGATGCACTCATTCCTGATACATCATCTGCATCAGGGTCACGTTCACCAGCTGAGATAATTGTTATCTCTGTAAAGTTATAGAACCCATGTCTACCCTTTACATTGTTGTATTTGGTGATGATGTTTTCAAACTCTTTAACTCTATCTGAACCTACGACCATACGAATGTTTGTGTATTTCTGATCATAGAGGAAAGTGAGTATTTCAAAAATCTGACGTGCAGGTGTTTCTACGACAGTCACATTTTTGAAAAACTTCTTGAGGTATTTGATTTTGTCTTTGTAGGATAGAGGATTCTTTACAGGGTCATTTGAGTGTGAAGTAAACAATAAAGGTTGATAACCACCACTAGATGCCTTTGCAAGTTTCTCTACAAGTTTTGCATGTCCTGTGGTAGGTGGATTGAATCTTCCAAAGGTGAATACTGCACCCTTACCTGTTGCTTCTTTTAAAAATGATTGAAATGTTTTCACTACTCTTCACCACCACTATCGTCTTTTTTCTGAACCTTTTCTAACTCTTTTGCTTTAACAGATGGTAGAAGTCTCTTTGCAAGTTTCTTGATAAACGATTTTTTCTTTTCTAATCGTTTTTCTAATTCTGCCTTTGCACCTAAAGATAAATCTGATTTACTTTTATCTTTAAGTATTTTCTTAACAAGAATATTTCTTGCTTGTTTTTCAGCTTTTGTCTTAAGTTTCTCAGGATTCATTTGTGCCTTTTTCATTGCACGTTTTCTTTTCATAAGAATCTTTCCTTTATTCTTACGAAATGCAGCTCGTTTCTTCATACGAGTTGCAAGTGAATCTACTTCATTGAGTTCTTGTTCTTCTAAGTATTCTCTGAATGATTTCACTATTTACTCCAGTTCTTTGTTGCATTGAAGTTATTCTGACTGAATTCTAATCTGTCAACAAACTTCACTGCCTTACCATCATGATCGATTGCAACATAACCTTCAGGGTTAACTGCCTTCAATCCTGTATCTGTTTCTACAAATGTTCCGATTGACTTTATTCTATTTAGGGCATTGATAATGATACTCTTTGCCTCTACAATCTTCTCTTGGAATTTGGTGAGTGCAATTAAGAAGTTCTTTAAACTTCTGAGTTCTCTCATAACTTGTTCACCAATCTCTCTTTTAATCTGTTTTGTGCTTTCTTGTTTTACCTTTCCTACGATATTCTTTTCCCAATAACTCTCAAAGTGTGCAAGGTATCCTTCGTAGGTGGGTTTAAAACTATTACCTCTAATTAGTCCATTAGTGTATGTCTTATATGATGCACCTGCAGCTGACTTTGCAGCTACCGTGTCTTGTATTTTTCTGAAAGTATCTAAATCATTCTTTTTGATCTGATGAAACTGTTTTCCTACTTCTGTTAATACCTTTGTAAGTTCAACACTCTCTTTTGCAGTCATAGATGAACTACCTGATTCATCCTTATACCTTGCATCATCCATCCAAATGTCTTTGTTGTGTCCTAAACTAGAAATGTTTGCACCAAATGATGCACTTAAATCTTCAATCGTTCCACCTGTGTAGGTAGTGTGAAACACTATACCCATCTTTGCATCACTAATAGTCCTACCCAATGCAGAATCTTTCTGCACTGCATACTTAATAGTATTGGGTTGGAAAGTAATACACTTCATACCATCAATGGTTTCTTCCTTTTTATCTGACTCAGTAAACATGAGATCACCTTGGAGAATAGTGTTCCATGATAACCTAGAAAGATATTTGAAACCAATTAAAAACTTGTCCTTAAGATCACCACCCATATCAGAAGACTTCTTAATCTCATCTTCTGAAGTGTAGTAGAGAGGAGTCTTATTGAATAGTGATTTCTTTGCAATAAAGAATTGTTTAGTCTCAGGATGAAGACCACAGAAAAATGCAGGAGCTCCGTCCCACTTAACAGTCATGTTGACACGAGACTTACTGTTACCTTTTAACATGTCTCTAAGACCTAATAAAAAGTATACAGCTCCCCTTCCCCCATCAATTCCTTGATTTAGAATTTCGTCTTCAACATGTTCTAAGTGGAGATTTTTTGCTCCCATAATATATTACCTTAAGCTGGTGTTGGGTATGGTGTTCCGTCCCAAGTTCCTGCTTCAATTTGTAAGTATACATCTTTTTTTGCAACAAGTAAAGCTTTATGTGTTTCAAAGTCTGTTTTTGCACTTGTGTATTCTTCTGCTAATCTTTGACAATAGTGTGCAACAGATTCCTTTCTTGCACCTGACTTGTTTGCATTTACGTGTGTTGCATCAGGTTCCCAATTAACATCACCTTCATCTGTTACCCAAGTGTAGTATAAATTCCACAGAAAGTCATTTCCATTATCTTCATCTTGGACACCAAATACAGCTGTGTGAAGTGCTGCCAATTGTTCTTTTGTAGTTACTGTTGATGTGTCTACATTATTGAAAAAATCAATCCTTTCTTGAACTTGAGCAATGTTTGCATCTTGTTTGTCAATTAAAGGTTGAAGAGTATTATTGATATAGTCTTGATGTTCTGACATATTTGCCTCCAAATAAATATGTTACAAGACTATTTATGTTTTTGATAACGGTGTGGTATGGAGTTTATGGTCGATTTTACGAAGTTGTGAGGTGAGTTGTGTTACCTTTTCTTGATTATTAGTCCGTTTTGCCTCTCTCAAGGCTTTCTTCAGTTCTATCTTTTTTGATATACTGGCAATAACTTCGTGACTTTTTAAATAACTAGGCATAATATAAAATAATAAATATCTAACTATTTATATAATTGGCACCCTGTAGGAGAATCGAACTCCTGTTACAAGGATGAAAACCTTGTGTCCTAACCACTAGACGAACAGGGCGTGGTTAAAAATTAAACTCCTTAAATTTTTCTGACCGACCTCTATCAAATACAGGAACATCATCATTAACCTTTTCTGCAGCGTCAATCAACTCTTCCTGTGCTTCTTGTTCACAATCGTATAGTTTCATACGACTTCTATCAATACCAATTACAAATCGTTTGAAGATAGTTGGGTCATTATAACGATTCTTCAACTGTTTGACTACCAACTGGTCTAGTTCTTCCAATTCATCAGATGTGATCAGTGCAAACATAAAGTCTGCCGTTGCAGGAAGTCCAAACGACTCTGAAGTGTCTGTAAGATCAATGTCTGTTGACCCATAACCACTTCGTGTAGTCTGTGTTGCACTGACCATAGGAACATCCATTTCAACTGCAAGACCTCTAAGTTCTTCTGCAATACTCTTTACAAGTGTGTAAGAGTTTGCACCTGCACCTGGCCTGATTCTATGTGATGAACATATATTTAAATAGTCAATGAAGATGATATCAGGTCTGAAATCCTTTTTGATCTTCAACTCTTGGATTAGATGTCTAAAGTGTCCAACATGTGCTTGTGCAGTAGGATACTCTTTAATGATCAATCTACCCTTAGTCTTATCTTTAAGTTTCTCAATCTTCTTGTCGAACATCTTTTTGTTCATTTCAGGAAGGTCTTTCATTGGAACATTCATGATGTTTGCATCAATCCTTTCTGCAATCCTTTCCTCTGACATCTCAAGTGTAATGTATAATACATTCTTGTTCATCATTAGAGCTGATGCTGCCATGTGACACATGAACAATGACTTACCAACACCCGTTCCTGCAAGACATATATTTAAAGTCTTGTTAGGTAGACCACCCTTAGTGATCTTGTTAAAGTATTCTAAATCAAATGGAAGCTTCTCTTCTTCTGTATGATAAAACTCAAATCGTCTTTCTGCATCTTCTAACTGATCATGACCTATGTGAGTATCAAAAGAAACGGAAAGTGCATCCTTTAATAAGTCGGGTATTTCTCCAGTAGATCGTTGGGACTTCTTATCAAGAACATTGATAGAGTCCATTACTGCAATATAGATTGCACGATCTTTACACCACTGTTCGGTTTCGTTGACTAACCACTCTTGTGGAGTAGGTTCAACACTCTTACCTATTACTTCAACAACCTTTTTGGTTTCCTTGAGAAGGGAATCACTGATCTTAGTGACCTTCTCAAGGTTAATGAGAAGTGCTTCAGTTGTTGGTGATTTCGAATATTTGTCGAAATAGGTTTGAATCTCTTCGAAAAGAGTCCGTTCAGAAGTTTCAGTAAAATACTCAGACTTTAGATAAGGGATACACTTCCGTGTAAACTCATCACTCTGAATCAGATTCTTCAGTATTGTTTGTTCTAGTCTCTGTTCCATACTTAAAATGTTTAGTCACCACTGTTTCTAATTTTTCCATCACCTCAGGTGTGAAATATTTTTCGGGATTGTTATTGATTGTTTTTGCAAACTCTGTCTTACCATCAGGAAGTTCTACTCGTGTAGATGCCTTCTTAAAGATACCACTTGCAAGTGCAAGGTCTAGTAGACCATAATATCTGTCAAGTCCTTTGTCGTATGTCAAACGAACATCTACAACTCTGTTCTCAACAGTAAGTCTACTCTTTGCATTCTTACAGTGAACAATATTACCAATAACTTCTGTTCCGTCTTTCTCTTTCTTTTTAGAAAGATACACAATGGATGAAGCTGCATATTTAAGTCCTGAACCACCACCCATTTCTTTTTGGGGGAACATAGAACCAATCACATCATAAGTGTGATTCGTTACAATCATCGGAACTTTTGCACGTCCAAGTTTAAGTGTTAGAACTCTGAATGCACCTTTTACTACTTGTGCTCGAGTCATATCACGAGTTTCCTTACCATCTGCTGTGTCTTCAATCTCTTTAGTAGTTGATAACATACCAAGTGAATCAAGAACAAACATCATTGGGGGACGTTTATCTTCAGGGGTTTCTAGATACTTATCAAGAATATTGATGGACTGAGTCCTAAACTCTTGAACAGTTACTACGGGAACCATCACGATTCTAGTAGAATCGATTCCTCTTTCTTCAATCATTTCTTTTGTGATTGCAGATTCAGACTCAAAGTAGATAACTGCACTTTCGGGATGGTCTTCCAAGAATTGTTTTACCATACCTAATGCAAAGAAAGTCTTACCTGTTGCAGATTCACCTGCAAGAGCCGTAATCTTGTTTGAAGGTAGTCCACCGTATAGTGAACCACTTAATAATGCATTGAAGATGAATGACCCACTATCTATAAATGTGTCTACATCCCCAGCTTGCACACCATCAGAAACAATACTTGCGTATTCGTTTCCACTGGATTTAACTAAGTCTTTAATAAATGACATATGCACTTCTCCTCATAATGTATTCTTACTTGTATACTATACTATACAAATATGTCTTTGACAAGAGGGTTTATCGATCTTTTTTTTCGGAATGTGGGTGGGGACACCCATTAGACAATGGTTCATCGTATTTGATGTGTTCTTCCATCATGACTTTGATTTGATGGATTTGTATCTCCATGAGTCCCAAGATCATGAATACTACTAGGAACCCGACAAGAAAGAGACATTCTAATAATGAAATAGTCATACTAAACCTTTTTCAACAAGTAACCTTCTGTTTTTCATGTGTTGATCTTGAACATCGTTTTTGTTTTCACCAGTGTATTCTACTGCATGGTGATCAGCAATCATTTGTGCATTAACACAAAATTTTGTTTTGTTTTCAAATACTGGATGACCTTCATTGTCAATACTATGAACCCATAGTTCACCTAGTATTCTACCGAACTTACCTTTGTCGTGAGAAATAAGAGAAACTTTGCCTGAATCAAGTAGAGATTTTAGGTGAGCTTTTGATGCTTTACCGAATTTCTTTTCTTCTAAATCTTTCGTTCTAGATTCAGGAGTATCGATGCCCATAAGACGAACTCGTTGTTTCTTAAGAACAACTGAAAATCCTAGATCGATATCAACATCTATTGTGTCACCATCAACCACTTTCGTTACTGTTACATGATATTCATACATAATGGTATATTTATAAAAAATTAAAAAAGGGGAACTTAGTTCCCCTTTACAGTTCTACATTTCTGTGGGAACTCTGAACAATAGAGCATCATTGCCTCAAGCAACATTGCTGTTGGAATGACATCCTCTACTTTTTTTCAGGTTCTTCCTGTAGTTCATCGGTCTGTCTGTCAACTTCGTCTGCAATAGTGTCAACAACACCAACTACAGTATCAGCTGCTACAGTTCCGACTGCAACTACATCGTCCTTCACTGCTGTGACAACGGTTCTAGTCCCTTTGACTGCACCGTCAACAACACCAGTTGTAAACTCTTTACCACCTTCAATTACTGCTCCAACTGAGGCACATGAAGGAAGTAATACCACAGAAAATAGTAACATATACATTACTATTTTCATAATTACTCCATATATGGATTAGTTTGTTAGACCACCAACTGTGAGTCTAACCCCTCATATATTTATGTTAGATAATATCCTGTGCTTTTCAATTTGAGGTCAATCTCATTATGTAGTTCATAGTCATAGAAATCCATAATTTCATCCATTTGGACTTGAAAAGATATGTAACATATAATAACAGAACATGCAGCTATGTGTGCAGTGAGATAAAACATTGTCACAGGGAATAGATATACAAGTGTTAATAGGTGTGCAACCAAAACACTGTAAACTCTAAACTTAAGACTTATCAGCAGGTGCCACATTCAACAACAAATCCTTAAACTCATTTGTGTGCCAATAACTATCCAATGTGATATCAACTACCAGTGCAATCAATACCATAGTTAGGATAATCCCCAAATATAAATTGACGAATGCATTAATCTTCATCCATCGTATCAAGTGTTTCATTTCTTTCTATTCCTAATAAATTCTAATTCCTTTTCCCAGTTTCTTTTGTTTGTCTCTGCTTCTCCACTTCCTCTTTGAGCCAAGATAACTCGACCCCCATCCATATCAATACGGATAGAATCGGTGGTAACCACCTCACCATGTCTTCCGATAAAAACTCCACTTAGTTCTCCTGTTGTATCTTCAGGATGAAGATTAGTTATTAGTTCTATTAGTTCTTCTTTTGTCATACGAAAAATGAATCGAGGGATGCAACGGGTTCTACATTCCATCCAATTAACCCAATCACTGCTTTCAGTGGTTCTATAAAAGTTTTGTCAAATTGTAGATCGTAATCAACAAACCTATGGAGATCAAATTCTCTAGGTAGAACACCCACAAAGGAAATGACATTCTCATTGATAGGATTTGGAGTTGATAGATAAGTGAAGTGTATTTTGTCACTGTTTTTGATCGTTTCATATCTCATACCCAAGTTCTTTTTGTTAAGAAGGTGATTGTAGAGTAGAGCTCCTCTCACATGGATAGGAGTTCCTTTGTCGTATATAGTTGTTCCGTGTTTATATTGATGAAGGTTGTTGCAACCACGAGGACATGCAACTTGTTCGGGTGGAAGATTACGAAACTCCTTTCGTGCAGTTTCTACGAACTGCCACAAGTCTTCTTCCGTTCCACTCATTACTACCTTGAATGCATCTGTAAGTTTTCTACGAACCCACTGTGGTGTAGATGACTTTGCAGTCTCTATACCCATCATCTTGAGTTTAGGTTCTTCAAAACGAACACCCTCTGAGTCATACACATTTAGAATGTATCGTTTCTTTGCAGTCCAAATACCACGATCTGCAATCACCTCACGACCCATTTCCATCTTCTGTTGGAATGCATTGGTATAGTCTGCAAGTTCGTTGAATCCATCCTTGAGACATTTCTCAATTTGCACTTCAGCTTTAGAGAGAAAGTCAATAATCTTGTCTTTCGGTGTGTCTTCAGGAAACACTTGTTGCACTAGTTTGTCCATAGTGATATAAACTGAGTCGGTATCCATTGCAACCACATAATCATGATTCTCAGTTTTGAGTGTCTTGTTTAAAAATTCATTGACTTTCTTTTCTGCCCACTGAATGACATACTGACCACTCATAGTGATTGACTCTGCAAGATCAATAGAGAAGAATGCAAAGTATTGGTTTGCTAATGCACCGTAAGCTGAGTTTAATGCAATCTTACGAACCTGTTGATTGTTGTATGCACGTTTGATAAGTGTATCAAGTTCTCGTTTTCGTTTGACATCCTTACACTTCTCTTGTTCCTTCTGATACTCAATCATCTTCTTCTTCCATTCTCGTCTCTCATCGTAGAATGTTTCCATGAGTTCAGGAAGGAATCCCTGTTTCTCTCGTGTATACATGACACCATTTGGACAAACAGTTAGATTCTTTTGTTTAATATAAGATAGGTCTTCCGTCTTGTCCAACATTTTTTGAACATTAGTGGTAAGCCTGTTGCCTCTCACCATCTTCTCAGGTGAAATATTAAACTGCATGATCAAGTGTGGATACAGTGAGTTCAAGTCAAAGGACATAATCCAATCGTGTTTACCTACCAAGGGTTCTTTTACATATGCACCAACGATTCGTGAAGTCTTGTCATTACCAGTCACCAATCTTTGAGGTGGTGTTTGGATACCTTGATCTTTTAAGAAGTTGTAGATGATGGTTTCCCAATACTTCACCATACCGAAAGTGTCGTTATAATTACACTTTGCATTGTATGACATTGCTTGAATCAAATCAATCAACCCTAGTTTTTCTTCTAGTTGTTCAACCAACACTGCATCCTTGAGATTATATTCAAGGAACTTTGCATAGTCCTGTTTGTAGAGTGTGTGCAGTGAACCATACTCTGAATAGTCCAACTTACCTGTTCCAAGTTCTACATTTGCAATGTGATCTAGTTTGTAAGATTCTTGATTTACAAAGGTGTGTTTCTTGTAGAGTTCTAGATAGTCAACAATGTTAACACCGTAGATAGTGTAAGCTTGGTTCTTTTGTCCAAACCCACTACCAAACTCTCTTATGTCTGACATACCCCATGGTGAAAGTTTCTTGTGTTCTCCCTCACCGAAAAGTCTATCGATACGATTGCAAATATATGTGATATCAAAGGTATCAACATTCCAACCTGTGATAATATCAAACTGTTCCTTTCTCCAATACTTTATAAATTCAGTAAGAAGGAATGCTTCATTCTTGCAATTGTAGTAGACTACATCTGTTCTACCATGTTCCCATGGGCCGATACCAAATACATGTGCATCCTTGCCAAAAGGTTTGATGGTGATTGCATTGATTCTTTCGTTTGCAATTGTAGGTTCAGGAAACCCATCTTCACACTCACACTCAATATCAAGTGTTGCAGTTCGAATCAGATTAGTGTTGTAGTTGATGTCACCTTGAAATTTATCAGAGATGTAGGTGTAGACATATCTGTCATAACCATGGATTTCAAATCCCTCAACACCTGAATACTTCTCTCTGAACTTTCTTGCACCACCCATTGAATCAAGTTCAACCACCTCAAGTGGATAACCATCCAATGAACGATAGGGTGTGTCACCTTTCTTAGAACGGACAAAATGTTTGGGACGATAAGATACCGACAACTTCTGTTTCTTGTTGCCTTGGTATCCTGTTACGAGTATTTTGTCACGTGTGCGACAGACGTTTGTGTAGAAATCCATACTGTAATGATACTACAGTATTAGGATTCTGTCAATGTGGTTTGGGGACTTCCGAAGTGTTTAATTAGAACATCTTTCATGTCTTCGTAGTGAGCAATGTTCTCTAATTCTTTTTCGATTGTTTCTAAATGATCAGGGTGTTCTGCAACCCCTACTGGATTTTTGAGATGAATCTCAACATTCATCTTGTGTTTTACGATGTGTGCATCTGCATGTGCAATTAAAGCTTTCACTATATCTTCTTTCATTATTATCCTCTAGCAGCTATTCGTGCTGCAAATTCTTCAGGCAACTCTCCATCACCCATGTCTGTTCCCTCAGTATTAGGAATTTCCCAACCATTTGTTGTCATCAAACTTCTAAGCTGGGATTTTAAAGGGGTAAGGTCATCATGAGAAATAGAAAGCATTGATTCATAAACATCTACGACTGTTTCTTCTGAACCATCTTCTATTGCAAGTTGCATTGCTCTATTAAAATTATAAATTTGTGTATCTGTAAGTGTGGTTTCCTTAACCACTACATCCTCTACTTCACTTGACAATGGTGCATTTATTGAACTCATTATCTACCTCTCTGATTATTTCCTGTTGAAACTTTATAGTTTGTTTCTAACTGTGGTTTAACTTCAAATACATTCATAACTTGATCTCTCTTAAATATGAAATTGTATTCCTTTGCAAAGGGAACATAGTCTGCAAGATTAACTTCCATTTTTCCGTCTGCAACAGATACGATGCATTGTTTAACATCGACTAATTGGTGATCTCCGTTCCATAACTTTTTATGAAACCCCATGACAACCTCACCAGTTGTCAATCTTAAACATTTAATATTAGACATTTTCTAATCTCGACATGAGTCTCTCTGCACGATTAGTAACTTGTCGATACCATTTACTATCACGTCCTTCGACTGCAGCCTTTTTCCAGTCTCCTTCTTCTAATGCTGTTCTGAAATTTTTGAACCCACCTAAACGAGTTCTTCCCATGTTGAACATCATATTAACCAAGACCTGTTGGACTTCATCAGGCCAACTTGTAAACCCTTCTCCGTATAGTGCAACACATTCAGATATTGCAGTGTCGAGGTCTTTCTCAAAACAAACTCTGACTCTTTCTTCATCTACTGGAGTTCCAACTGGTTTTCCAAATTCCTCATCACTTTCAAGAATGAGGTGGCCAACACCAAATGTTGGTAATCCTAAATGATCGAGGTAGACTTCGTTGACTACTCCTTCATCTATTTTTAACTGTTCGAATACTGCTTCTCTGTTCATAGTTGTCCTATATTTATGGTTACCAAGGGAAATACATGTTTTTATCTTTTGGATGATATCTAGAAAATGATAATCTTTCATCTAAGTCATCCCTATCTGATGCAACTAGTGCGAATCCAAGACTATCAGGTATCATGTCCATTACTGGTTTCATGGTCTTACCTGAGTCATAGAAGTCATCAATAACTAAAGTTTTCCCTTTTGTTATAATATTATGAATCCAATAAGGTTCCTTATCGGATTCTGCCCTTGTTTGAAACCCAATAATACTTAAAGGTATCTTTCCATATGTAGATGCAATGACAGCTGGTATTAAACCACCTCTGTATATTCCTACAATGTTAGAGAACATGTGTTCTCTGATAACCTTTTTAAGTAGAGGTTCATCTTCTTTCAAATGACGGTATTGATAATATGCAATACCATCACTTCCTAAACTAATCGGTGGGTTCGGTGTCATTCTTTTCCTTCTTCATCTGATCTTGCATAATTTCGATCAGAATATCACCCATTAATTTATTAAGTTCGTTATTATTTAGTAGATTTTCTAACTCTTCTCCTGACTTAGGTAACCGTCTGATGGTTCTTTGAAAATTTATATGAGGTTTACCTTCTTCAAACTGAACCTTACCATACTGATAAACGAGACCTTCCCATTCACCACTGATAATTTCTATAGCTGCATCCTGTTCAAAAGGATTCTCTACTATTCTATAGACCTCTTTAAATAACATTTTAGTTAAAGAACCCATCTAAACTACCTGCAAAGGTTTCCTCTAATTTGTTTTGAGTTCCTTGTCGTGGTAACCAATCATTTTGAAACTGTTTATAATCCTTAATGTGTGCAAGACCTGTATTGTCAATACTTGATGGATTATTGACCATATCATTTACACGAGTCATAAAGTTCTCTACCACTTGCATTTGCCAAAAGAATGGTAGGAGTTTTGCACCATCTTCACCTTTATCTGAATTAAACAATCTATCCTTTCCTTCATTTGCAATAGACCATTTAGTGCATTCTTGTATTAGAAAATCAAAATTAGGAATATTAAATTGTTTAAAGTAGAACTGATTTAGTTCATATATTTCTGAGAATACAGGAACTAACTGATTTCTGTAAATATCTTCATATCCTTTCAATGTTCTTGCAGGACTCTCCAACTCAGTGTTGACCCACATAGTGTCTCTGTATCTTGAAAAGAACCATGAGTTAGCTTGAGTAGATGAATCATAAGAAACATTTTCAACAAAGTCAAAGTATTCAGGTGAAACAAAAAATGGAGATAACATTTCATGTGACCCAACACCTAATAAGTGTATGTTCTTTTTAAGTTCTAATGGAATCTGAAACTCTTTTACAGAGTAAATCATTTCTGCACGATTAACAAATCCAATACCTGAACATGCAGATGAAAGACTAATACCTAAACAAGACTTTAACTCTTCATCAGTTAATCCATTTACAATAGTTTCAATATATTCTCTGTATGAATCTAAATCCTGTCCTTGCACAATAAGGGATATCTTTGCATTAGATTCCATTTCAGTAAACACTTCAATCTGTCTCTTACAATTCTCAAGTGTTGATTGTGCCTTTTCTTTAATTAGTTCTCTTGCAAATCTTCGTCCAACTGTAGAAGTCTTCATAGACCATCCACTGTTAGACCCATCAAATTCTGTAGGGATGTCATCAAAGATCATTGCAACATCGGAATATTGAGCTTGATGTCTGTAGATTCCATCTTTAATTTCAGTTGTGAGACCCTTCTTAGTTCTAGATAACTGAAGACCCCCTGAGTCTGCAAAGTGTTGGTGCCATGAAGGCATCAACTCACGAATACATTCTCCATGTTTAGGTTCACAATGTGAGTTAAACAACATTGAAATATTTTGATTAGGGTATTTGTTATCCATATCTTTAATCTTGTTATTAAAGACTGTTGTATATGGTAAAAGAACAGGTTTCTTGTAATACAAGTCTCCCGTTCCCATGGTCATACCTGAGATCACATATTCGAAATTCATCGTCTAAAATATTTCCATAAACCATATACACTTAATACAAACCAAAACACTTCAATAACCATACTAGCTGGGTTCATTTTGTAGACGAGACTAACGGTTACTAAGATTGCAACCATCATATTATTGAAACTATACCAAAACCCTTTTGGGTCTATTCGTTCAAACTGTAGAAGTGCATAGGTTGATATCAACAGTGCAACTCCTACAAAACCAATAATATCGGGTATAGCTATCATTTTACTATCTGCATGAACTCTGCACGAGTCTTATCATCATCAAAGAATGCACCACCCAATCTACTTGTCACCATAGATGAGTTCACATCCTCTACTCCTCTTGCCTTCACACAGAAATGATCACACTCCATGTATACTGCAACTTGTTCTGTTTTTAAAATAAACTGTAGAGCTCTGTAGATTTGTTCTGTTAGTCTTTCCTGCACTTGAGGTCTTCGTGCAAAGAAGTCTACCACTCTGTTTAGTTTTGAAAGACCCACAACATTACCTGTAGGAATGTATGCAACATGACATTTACCATAGATAGTTTGAAAGTGATGTTCACATACTGACTTTACAATGATGTTCTTTTGAACTACCATTGAGTCAAATGAAAACTTATTGGTGAAGGTTGTGCATTTTGGAAACTTATCATAATTCATACCTATGAAAAGTTCATCTAAGAACATTGATGCAACACGATGTGGGGAATCCTGCATTGAATCATCATGCATATCACACCCAATCTTTTCCATAATTACCTTAAAGTGTTCGGCAACAACATCAACGTTGTGGTCTCTCCCACCATTCATAGGAGTTTCTACACCTAATTCAGTTAGATGATTCTTAACCCTTTGACCTAGACTACTGTCATATTTCATATTTTCCATTCTCCATTTTCACTCATTACCATAGCTTTGAGTATGTCACTATCTTCTTTACCACGATAACTACCATTATACACTCCATCCTTGATACTGTCAAGCCAGTTTGCTTCCCAAGGTGGATTGTCCCAATAGTTATCGATATCCAATTTGTTATTGGTCATTGCAACCCACTTTCTAAAACAAGCCTTGCACTGACCACAATGTTTCTCTCTGCCTTCATAACAAGAATATGATTTCCACAACAAATTGATGTCCCCATCATTATTAATGTATTCTCTAACCAATTCTGTTTTTGTCTTGTCTTTAAAGGGTGAACTAATACTAAATTTTCTTTCTTCTGTCCAATGTTGTTCTTGCCACATATGATTAAGAAGGTCTTCCATTCTTAAATAAAACTTTTCATCTTTATCAAATGATCTGTCTCCACTCACACTTCCTAACCAAATAGTTTCTCCGTAGTGTGATGCAAGTAAAATCAAGTGTGCATTTCTGTTTGGAACTATTGCATCGTCTCTTTCATATCTACCTAAGTTAATAACATCATCTAAGTAGATCATCCTGTTGTCTTGTTCAAATGATCTGCGTTCTCTTTTATCGTATGCAGAATTCATACTAATGTTTAAAAGAATATCGGGTTTAAGAAGGTGATCAATTATTAAAGAATCCATACCACCACTGTATAATAACACAGTCTTATTCCGTGGTTGTTCTTTTTGATTTGTGATCATTACACTCATGTTCCGATCTTATTACCCCATATGTAACAATGAACTCTTGCGGATACATTGTATCCTCTATTCATTGTTTGTTCTGCAATCAAAGCTGCATTATCTTTTTGTGTTTCTTCTAATGCACCTACAGGCATAATCCATATTGGATAATTAACTCCAACACTTCTAAAGTCTTTAATTGCATTTTCAATTTCATCCCAAGAATCATCACTACCATTGCAAACAAATTTTAACTGACCATGTTCAGATAAATTATGATATGTTGCAACAACATCAGGTTTTATTGCATTCTGTTCTCCACTAGTTCCAAAGATTTTTGGACTAATCGAAAAGAATAATTCTTTCTCATATGAAGAAAAGTAATCTTGAAATTCTTGTTTTAGCTTTTGTGTTCCGTTAGTTTCAATAGTAATGTTATAGGGTCTCATCAACTCCATTATCTTGACAATGTTTTTTTGTGCAGCTGGTAGTAGTGGTTCTCCACCAGTAAATGCAATATGATAATTGTTAGATGTAATTAGAGATTGAAGTTCCTCTGCAACTTCTACAGGGGTTTTGTTTTTTTGTAAATGTTTGAACTTCTTTGACCATGAATAGGATGAATCACAACCATATTTAAAAACTGGTAGTTTTTCAATCTCTGTGATATCTTTGATATCTATTGTTTGAAAGGGAAGTTCGTATGTAGATGGGTCTTTTGGATTCTTTTGACCAAATCCATTGCATTCTAGGTTGCAACCAAAGAATCTTAACCATACGGTTGGGACTCCAGTGTAGTGTCCCTCACCTTGGATACTTCTAAAAATTTCCGAATACAGCACTGTTTGCTCCATGTTCAAAACATTCTACACTTACAACTTTGACTCTAAAGTTCTGATACTCTTTGACACAAAATTCGTAGACATGTTTTGCAAACATTTCACAACCAGTATGGGGTAGTGTTACAAGATTAAGAATACCACACTCATCTAAAGATTTGAATTTCTCAAGGTGTGGGTCATCTTCTGCGACTACAGTCGTGTGATCAAAAGTATCTTCAAGGAACTTCTTGAGAGAACCTAGGTCACCGAAATCGATGACCCAGTTTCTTGCATCAAGTGTTTCAGCTTGAAACGTTATTTTGAATCCTAGACTATATCCGTGAATTAAACGACAATGACTTTCTGCTTTCCACTGTCTAAATGCAGTGGACAGACCTCTGTCATTACCATATGTTTTTATCACTTGATACATAGTATTCATTATACAGTATTTAGCACGCGAATACTAGAGGTTTTTTAAAACATTTTCAGGTGATGAAACTTCGTAAGGGTCGTTTTCAATGTTATCACCAAATCCTTCCTCTACAAATACCTTTTCAATCACATTGTCGTTAACAACGATTGCATATCTCCATGATCGGATTCCAAAACCAAGATTTGATTTCTCAACACTTGCACCCATTAGATGTGTGAACTCTCCGTTACCATCAGGTAGTGGACGAACATTTTGGATTCCTTGACCATCAAACCATGCATTCATAGTAAACGAGTCATTTACAGATAAACAGTAAATCTCCTGAATACCTTTCTCTTGGAACTTTGAAAAATTAGATTCAAAGCCAGGTAACTGAAAAGAAGAACAGGTTGGTGTAAATGCGCCAGGTAGTGCAAAGATGATAATTTTCTTTCCTGCAAACTGTTCCTGTGTGTTCAGATTAACCCATTCACCAGCTACACGAGTTGGCATGACAACATTAGGTAGTCGATCTCCTATTTGTGGATTAAACATAATATACTCCATCATATAATAAATGTAACTCTACTATATCACAAGTAGAGTCACATCGTCAATAGGGTTTTAAGAAATTTTGATAGAAACAGGTTTCTTTTCTTCAGGAATCACTCTCTTAAGAGTAATCACTAGAATACCATCCTCAAGTGTTGCACCCTCTACAACAATTTCTTCTGCAAGGGTGAACGATCTTTTGAAGGCTCTAGATGCAAGTCCTTTATGAACGAACTCTGTCTCAGTCTTGTCTTCAACTTTACCCTCAATAGTCAATATCTCTTTCTCTTTAGTGATTGAGACATTCTCTTTCTTGAACCCTGCAATTGCCATTTCTACACGATAGATTTCATCGTCTACTTTAACAATGTTATAGGGTGGGTAGTTTACAGAAGGAACTTGAGAAGCTCTTTCTAGTAGGGATAAGGTTCTGTCGAACCCGATTGCGAAGGGAAATGATTTCCCATAGATATCATCAAAGATAGTCATTTTTTTCTCCTTTATTAAGCAAGTTATAATGTAGGCCTCAACATGAGCACCTACTATTATTATATAGTATCAAATACTAATTTTTCAAGAGGTTTTTTAATTTTTTTTACAATTTGGATTGTTTTTTACATTTTCTAACACTAGAAGATTGTTTGTAATTACACCCTTCATCATTGTGTTAGCAGGTCTCCATATCCAATCAGGATAACCTGCATTTTGAACAGCTGGAATCCAACTTAACCATAATGCTTTGTGTTCTAATAGGTCTCTTGTAGTTGGTCTTCTAGGTAGTAGAGGATTTGTTTCATAAACACAACTGTAGTTCATACCCTCAATAGTCGTAAGAATATCTAAAAGTTGCAGAACCCAAAAAAGAGTTTGTTCATTGAAGATTTCAGGTTCTTTATATGGTAAAGACTGTAATCTCTTCTGACTTTCCTTTAACTTTGATTTTATCGACTCGTCTAAATGAGATGTCTGAACATGCAAGATAAGTTCTTTCCGATAACAACACGTCCACCCCATCGTAATTGCGAGTCTGTCCTTCGAGTCTAGATGCAAGGTTGACGGCATCTCCAATGACGGAATAGTCAAATCTAAGTTCTGACCCCATGTTTCCGACAATGCATTCACCTGTGTTGATACCAATACCAACACGAATAGGGGGAAGACCTTGTTCAGAGAATTCTTGATTAAGTATTTCAGATGCTTGAACAATTTCTTTTGCAGCCTCTACTGCTTTTTGAGCATGATCTTCACAGTCTAAAGGGGCATTCCAAAACGCCATGATGCAATCTCCCATATATTTGTCTATGGTTCCACCCCGACTGAGAATGATCTTAGTCATTGTGTCTAAGTATTTATTGATTAATTCAACTAACCCCTCAGGGTCATCATTATTCTTGTAGTGTTCTGAGATTGGTGTAAACCCACAAATATCCATAAACATAAAGGTTAGTTCTTTTCTGTCTCCACCAAGTTTCAATAACTCAGGATTCTTTGCAAGTTGGTCAACCATATCAGGAGATAAATACTTTTGGAACTGCTTCCTAATTTGTTCCTTGAGTTGATACGTTACATAGTATTTGTTGAAGGATGCATGTCCAAACACTACTAAGGAGGCAATCGATGAGTAGAAAGTATCGAAGAGAAAGAGATACGAAGAGAAACTCATATAACCTAAACCCACCTGAAGTCCAACAATACTTAGACTCACTATCCCCGCAACAGCTGTGGGAAGTGTGTAAACCACTACCAACACTATTAAAAGACAAACCAATAGAAGAGCAAGAGATGCTAATTCAAGATAGTAGGATTGTTGTATTTGAACTCCTTTCAAGACGGTATGGAGTAATGAGGCTTGAACTTCGTGGGGATACTTTACTCCCATTGGAGTTGAAACTGGATTATTCAAACCCTCAGCTGTCAACCCCCAAATCAGAATCTTATCTTTCAGATCACTGGTTGTAAGGTCAGCTGCTGAGATTGAATCAAATTCAGTCCAATATGAAATCATAACATCTCCTGTTGGAGTTGTAGTGATCGGTTGTTCTCTTCCCATTCTGACCCACTCAACTCCGACACCTTCTGTTACTCTCAGTTGGTAAGAGGGTTGATCAAAATATGCACGAAGTGTTTCAAGTGTAATGGACGGATATACTTGTTCGTTTGCATAAACTAAAAGTGGTGCAGAACGAACCGTTCCATCAAAGTTAGGTGTTCCTGTGACAGGTGGTGTTGAGACTGTAACACCGACACCGTATGTGTTATCTTGTAACACTTGAATAGGTGCAGTGATACCTGTGAAGTTCCAAATGTAATCTTGAGGTCTACCACCCCCTACAATTGCAGTTCCCACATAAGGTGCAGAACCCTTTGTAGTTTGTGATGTTGGTGCAGATGCAATAACACTTAATCGATTTACTAACCCTTCTGCAAGTGCAACATCTCCCCCAAATCTATCGGGTTCACTAAACACAATGTTTACTACATGTGTGTTAGTGTAGTGTGAATCTAAGAGTAGGTCTCTGTAGATATCTCTTGGCCATGGATACTGACCGTATTTCTCTATTGCCTTTTCGTCTATATTGACTAAGACAATATTATCTGATTTTTCTGTTTCGTGTGTTGAGTGAAGATAGTCAAACCAACTCCACTCTATATTTTCAACAAGATAGGGTGACCAAACTTTGAGACCAAAGAGTAGTGCAATAGTTACAAGAACAGTCTTCCAACTATACACGTTTAGCATTTTATTCTTTTCACTATAGGGACTACTATAATATCTAAATTTGTATCTATGTATTTACCACCACCTTGATATTGTTTCTCAGGTATGAGATTATCATTTTTAACATGTGTATATGAAATCTCATAATCTTCTGAGAGTTTTAGTTGTGTAAACTCCCAATCTTGATACCACATTGAGAACACACCACCAACTTTTAAACAGTTATCTAATAACTCAGGTATATGAGAAACTCTTTCTTCTCTCCAAGTATCTAAGTATATTCCGTCAAACTTGCCTATATTTAGATTGTCTTGCCATCTTCCATAAACACAATTGCATTTATCTTCCCAACCATTTTCTTTCATGTAGTTAATTACATCTTCATGTGATTCAATGATGGTGTGAGAATTTGGATTTGTTTCTTGTATATAAGTATCAACAATACCCATACCAAAACCTATGTTTAAGATATCACCACCATTTACTGTTATGACCTCTGATGCTTTCTTCATAACAGGTTTCTCCCAATCCATCATAACTGTTCTACCATCTTCGTCTATTAAAGATGACTCAGTATAATATAACTTGAAAGATTTTTGACTATAAAACGGATTCTCGTAACTCCAACATGGCATGAGTTATTGTCCTTGTGTAACTGTAACTGAACAACCACCAACTGTAGCACAGTTTTGTGAGAGTGAGTAAGATTGTGATGTTGAACCCTGTTGTAGTAGATTCAAGGTGGTAGGGTCGGTTCCACTTAGACTTACTGATGCAGTGTGTCCAGTTCCTTTTTGAATTAGTTGAATGTCATTGTAGTCATTGTATGTGGTAAGACTAATCGTTTTATCACCATTACCTCTTTGCTCAACATAGACATCATTGTAACTACTAAAGATCATTTGATTATATGTGTGAGCTCCTGAACCTGAGTTTGCCTGCCAACCTACAATATTGTTATAGTTTCCGTGTATATCAAAATTAGCATAGTGACCACCACTTTCATTCCCATCGTAGTAAAATGTGGTGTCAGCTGCATCATCCAACTTACCACCTTGTCCCCATCGAATAGTGTTGTTGGTTCCATCTAAGTGCCATAGGTCTATGGTGTTTTGATATGTTCCATCATTGTGTTGATAAAAATACAATGATATATCTGCACCATTGACATATGAGTATGCATCATACATTTTAATTTTGTTTTTAACACCGATTTGGTCAACAGTAAGTTCGAAGTTATCCCCACCAGTTTGATCGATGGTAATTTCGTTGTCTGCAAATGCAAGCGAACAATATGAGAGTAGAATAATAAATCCTACACATAGAAGTGAAGTATCTCTTTTTAACTTAAAATCCATGTCCATATTAGTGTAAACACTATGCCCTCAAAAAATGCAATCCACCACATTGCATACCAATCTAGTTTGAACATATTTGCAAAAGACCAACATCGTCTTTCATGCCAATCAAAAAATTTTGTAAGCCATGCAGTTATATCTAAAAATATTTTCATATGTTATCCTTTATTTATTAGTTGAATTGAGTGATGAAGATTATTGAATCATCCCCACCATTTAGTTTAATGTCTCCGACATAACCTTCGACATTTGTTGTGATTTTCACATTAGCTGATTGTTGTAATTTTATTCGTATCTTTCCGTTTATTTCTCTATAGAATACTATGTATTGATCTTCTAAAAAGATATTGTATTGTGAGTCTGAGTTGAATCCTATAGATGCATTTACTAATGCAACCTGACCTGACTGACCTTCTTGTTGATCTCGTAGACTTTCTTTAGTTCTTTCTAATTCTTCTACGACATCCAAAAGGTCTACTAAAAAATCGACATTTAAAAAATCAATATCTAATTCAGAGTATTCTAAATTTTCTGAAGTGTCAGCCAGGGCATCTCCTTCTAACTCATTAAACTCTAAAAAGTCCACATCCAGTATTCCTGAATCCTGTTCGAGATCACCCCTAGCCTGTTCTTCTATAGCCTGACGAACTTCAGTTGGTGGATTCACAATAAACATGTTATCAATCATTGATAATGTTACATTTTGAATTACCACTGGAGAAGTTGGTGGGTTCTCTAGTGTTGCAACCATTGTAGCTTGATAGGCTTCAGTTAGTGTAACTGTTCCTGAATCATTTGTTACATCAATTTCACCTGAGGGTGTCACTCCGTCCTCATCGGGTAAAAGAACAATCAATGATCGTCCTAATTCATCTATTGTGGTGGTGAAATTAGTTCCACGAATAGTGATCTGTGCAGTTGGTGTTTGCACATTAATATTTGCCTTACGTATCTTTGCACCCTGACCTGATGCAAATCTAGCTGTTCCTCTAACCATCTGTATAGACATTCTTGATAAAGATGGGTCAGGGTCATAGTATGCCTCGTCAATATATGCATAAGTGTTTTCAGTGAGTGCAAGTTCTTCATCATCCAAAAAACGAATTAACATACGTCCATTACCCGTCTTAGCTTCATCATAAAGAGCCACATCTGTTCCAGTGTTACTCTCTATGGTTTCACCACTACGTAGTAATGCACCTATTCCCGTAAACTCTTCTACTTCTCCAATGGGGTCGTTTGCAAAACACCCAAAGGAGAAGAGAACACTAACTATCGTTAGCTGAGTCTTTTTGATTGATCTGTATAACTGCATTGTCTGAAGTTATGTCGAGTGTAATAATACCCTTACATGATGAAACACCTGTAGGACATGTTCCTGATAATTGATTGATATCAACATCAGCACTGTCTCCACTAAGAGTAAAGTTAATCTCTTGATATGCTCCATCCTTTTGTAGAGTGTTAATATTATTACTACTTCCTGTAATATCGAAATTCCATATTACATCGTCTGTCTCAACATCCACATCAAAAGTATTTGAACTACCCAATAAGGTAATGTCAAAATCCAATCTCTCTGCACTAAAGAACGTTCCTTGATCAAAATCAAAGATATTGGAATCTCCTGTAAAATCTAAATCAATTGTAGAAGAATCAGATGAACCTGTGTCTCCTATCAACCAATCAAAACTATTACTGTCCCCAGTGAACAACAAATTATATGTTGAACTATCTGCTGTAACTGTTCCGAATAATAAGTTCTCGTTACCTATTTGATCGATATTAAATGATAAACTACTACCTGTTATAGGTGAAGCAGATGAACCACTTGAAAAATCGTTCAAACCAATTTTGTTACCATAACCTAGTTGATCAATATAAAGTGAAAGTGTATCACCACTTTGTGTTATATTAACTTCATTATCATCAGTCGCCTGTGCCGAGAGAGTTGTGCTTAATATAAAAAATAATGTAGTAAATAAAACATAAATTTTATTCATTTTTCTCTCCGTTTTGTTCGATACTCTCTATGTTCCAATAACCCCTTACTGAACCTTGGAGTATCAGTTCGTATACTGCAGCTTCAATAGCTGCTCTAGTTGCGTATGTCACTGACTCATTATTACCCACACCGTCTTCGTATTCAATTAATTGTGTTCCCTGTTCGTAGAACCTAAATACGTCACCACTTCCACCATATGATAATATAGTTTTAGTGGTTTGGACATTTAATAAAACCTCACCAGTTAATACAGATACAGCTCTCACTGATACTGTAACTGCATCCTTACGATACATTCTACTAAGACCTATACCAAATGTCCGAGCTCCTCGTCCACCTGATTGTAGGTTTGTATCATAACCAATTATACCCCCCTCAATTATCATACCTGCGAATAATAAGGGTTGTAATCCTTGTGGGTCTTGTCCTGTTGCATCTGCAATCTCTTGACGACCCGACCTAATTATTTGTCTTTCTCTAACAAGGTTATCAATACCTTGTCTCTCAACAACTCTAAACCATTTTCCGTTTCCAGCTGTCTTAAGTGCATCTATCAATAACTCTGTTGCACCTTGTGTAACAGCTGTAGAGAACGATGCAATATTGTCCATTGCTTTTCTTTGTCCTGTCTTATCTGTAAATCCATAAACTGCAACGACAGGCATTGTTGTAGCTGGTGGTAGTTCCATCAGTTTTAATACTGAAGGAAGTTCTACTGCAAATGCTTCATCTACACAAATAAAAGGTATTGCCCTTTCAAATGTTCTTCCCAT